CTACTGGAATACTTGGATCTGGAATAACTCCATCTTTAATTTCTTTTTTAATAATTTTGTCTTGCTCAATAATTTCTTCATCAGTTTGGCGAAGAATTTTTCTTCTCACATAATCTTGAGAAAAATACTTCCCAACATATGGTTCTGCAATTTGAACCATATTCAATCTTTCATTTAAAAGTTCTGCGTCCTTGAGTTCAGCAAAATGATTATCATACAAGAAGTCATATTGAATATGTTCTTGCATAATACCCCAATCTTCTGGAGTAATAATATTCTTAAGAATAAGTTGAGTCTTCAACATATCATTAAACATATAAGAAAATCTTTTTCTTAAACGTGCAACAAACTTACTGAACTTAACTTCATCACGAAGAATCTCTGATGAACGACCAAGGTTAAACCCACCCTCTCCATCCATTCTCGATGGTGGGACGTTCAAAGAGCGATAAAGTTTTTTCTTAAAGTATTCAATATCTGTAATTTCTCCAAGATTTTGTCCACCTGGAAGAGTAGAAATTTCAGTTCCTCTACCACCTTCACGACGAGGAAGCCAGAAATCCTCAAGCATTGCCATAAACTTTTTATCATCACGAATTTCTCCAGTGCTTGCGTCATAGACCATCTTATTTCTATAGCGCATCATTACATCGCGTAGATATTGCTCTGCTTTTACCTTTGGGAGATTTCCAACATCGATGTAAAAAATTCTACGTTCTGGTGCGCGTGACAATCTGTAGATTACCAAACTATCTTCAATCATTCTCAATTGATTGAGAGATTTGATTGCCTTGTGGAGATATGAAAGTGTTGACCCCTTGTTTCTATCTACAAGTCCAGAGGTACAATAAGTAATTGAATCTTTTGAAAACTTAATTCCACCAGTACCACCCATAGAAGATGGATTGGTAGTTGGATATGTCATTTTTGGATTATAGATGAAATATTCCTCAATCTCAGGAAATTCATAAGACATTGGATCATCAATATTTACATTTGCCAATCTATAAATTTTCTTATCTTTTTCTGTTTGTTTTTGTTGACGGACATAACGCATTTTCATTGCGTCTATGTAACGAAGTTCTTGAATACCTTCGTGTGGATTTTTTAGATCAATTACTTTGTGATAAAACAATCTGCCATCAACATACCAATTTCTATAGATTTCGTGAGATTTTCTATCAAAATCTAAAAGTTCTAAAATATGTTTAAACTCTTCTCTAATTTTTTTCTTAATACCGTCACTTGCGTTGAGATTTGATAGTTCAATTGAAACTGGACTATCGTTTGTGTCGCTTACAATTGCTTCGTTAACAATATCTTCAATAGCACTATCGCATTCTGGATGAAGTGCCATCTCACGATATCTTTTGATTAAATCAAATTCAGTTCTATAAACTCCTTCAATATCAACATATGAACCAAAAAATCCACTAGACAGATAAAAATCACTCCCGTCCTCATTATTGGGAGGAACGGGAGATACTACACCTGGAGATATTGGTTCGTTATCCTCAATAGAGAATCCAAACAACTTTGCCATAATTTATTTTTAGTCTTTGATCTTTAGACTATTTATTATATCAGTTTTCGCCTGTATATGGAGTCCAATATTGAACTTGGAATTCTACAGTGAACTCTTCAATAGTATCTGCAGTGTCATATGAAAGATCAATTGCAGAAATATTGGTTGGAAAAATGCTATAGAACTTATACTGCTTAGCAACTTCTAGTCCAGTGCCAACTGCAGCGTTTCCACCAACAACACTTGGAAGTCTCTTTAATTGCTTAACGAGAACATCTCTCATATAATCATTGGGATCAGTTGCACCGCTTCCGTCTGCATATTGTCCAACATACTGCATCCAAGCTTCCATTGCAGTTCTGATCTTAAAGTCTTCATCGTTAATGACGGTGATTGCCCAAGTATCAAATGTACGATCACCTGCTACCTTGAAGATTCTTCCTCTGAAAGGAACATCAATAGAAGCAATGTTAGATGCTGGTAAGTTTGCTGCCTTACATAATACAGAAAATTCATTGGCATCAAACTCTGCACCGCCAGGGAAGTCGGTTAAAACAACTTCAAATAGATTGGGGCGAGCTCCGCCGCCCTTGAGTGCTGTTTTGAAATCCTGAATACTGTGTGCCATTTTTAGGTCCTCCTTGTTGTTTTTTTAACTAAATCAAACCGTACCCGCTACCTCTTCAAATGCTACGCCAGTGCGTGTAGCAACGAAGGTAAGAGTTACATAATTGATGGACTTAGCAGGCTTCAGGTAAATGTCTGCTCTGAACTCATTATTATCAATCACATCAGGAGTATTGTTTGATGTGTCACAAACGACTAGGAATCCATAAAGTCCTCTCTTTGCCTGAACATCGCGGAGGTAAGGTTCAACAATGTTCTTAAAGTTTGCTCTCGTAAGTTCATCATTTAATTCGAAGAGTTGTGCCTGAGCAGCTCTTTCAAGTGCTTGTTCAATTGTAAGGAACAAGCGACGAACATTGATTCTATCAAATGCTGATGCATAAGTAAGAGCAGTTTTGTCCCCAAAGAGTAGAGTTCCAACTCCTTGCTGAGTTACAATTGAATTGATTCTCAGAGGATAGAGTTGATCTCTCTGCGCTTTATTTGGATTGTATGCAAGTTTAATTGCATTATTGAGAATTCCACGTTGCTGTCCTGCTGGTGAGAACCAAGGATAAGCAACAATGTTTGTTCTTGTCATTAGACCTGCAACGTCAGCATTACAAGGAATGTAAACAAACTTATTGTTAAATCTATCATAGGTGTACTTATATCCACTATCAAATACTGCATAAGAAGAAGATGAAAGTGGGCTGAAGTACTTGATTAGATTATTGGTTTGAGTTGTGGTGTTTGTAATCCCAATCAGATTTGCTCTGTGAGGACCAACGCAAGCCATACAATCTTGTCTATTTCCTGCTACAGAAATTAGATAATTTGCTTTTGCTTGAGAATCTGATTCTGAATCAAGACCAGGACCCATAATCAAGTAGTCTACTTGTACTTCATCTTTATTGGAGAATAATCCATATGAAGTGATCAAGTCTCCTAAAGTTGCCTTCATTCCACCAGCAACAGAATAATCAACACCACCACCTAGAGTATAAGTTTTATTGCCGATTGCACTAAAGGTAATGTCTTGGGCATTTTGACCCCATAGACCTTGTGCTGTTGTAAATGAAGTAAAAGATGTAGAGAATCCAGTTGCTCTTGGTGTTGTTCCCCAATAAGCGTCTGCTGCACTCGAAGGATTATTTCCAGCATAAATTTGACCAGAAAAATCTGCCAAATATTGCTTATACCAGATCTTCTGAGGAGAATTGACAGCAGAAATAGAATCAAATGCTTTTGAAAGACCAAGGTGCTTTTCAATAATTGTACCTTGATTTCCTGTTATAGTTCCAAGATCATCAACAACTGCAATATGAATCCCATCATTCTTACCATTTCTGTCCAGAGAATATCTGTTAGAAGTTGGTTTTGGTGCAATCGATTTCCAATAAACTGTTGAATTTGTTAATCCAAGAGTTTGATTACCATACCAATCCGAAACAGACGCAACAGTTGCCAATCCAGATTGACTTCCTGAATTATTAATGAATCTAATTGTATTTGATGCAGCAAATGCAGCAATAGTAGAACCCTCTGCGTAATCAATTTTTGTTTCAGTTCCCGCACTAGAAACTCTTGAAACAACCTTTACATCAATTGTGCTATTTCCGTTTGTTGAATCTGTTGTTACGCCAGTAATAATGCCTTTAAGGTATCCAGTAAACAGAGAAGTGCTTCCAGATCCTGCAATTACTTGATTGGTAAGAGCAACGGTGACTCCGTAACCAACAGTTGCGCCGAGAGCAACGAGACTGGTTGTGGTAATACCTAAAGTTTGATCTGCTAAATCATCGATAAAACAAACCTTAAGACCATTTCCCCAAGAACCTGGGTTTTTTGCTCCATATGTATAGTTTGTACCATCTGAGTGATTATTGGTATAATCATCGTAGTTATCAATTTTCAAACTGGTGGTTGAAGCGATCCCAACTCCAGCATTAGCGTTATTTAAAGTTGATCCGCTAGTTCTTACAACTTTTAAAACACCGCCATATGAAAGATATGATGATGCACTCATCCAGTACTCGTATTGAGCATCTGTTGAGATGGGCTTTCCAAAAACATTGATAAGATCTTGTTCTGTAGTGATGTCAATTGGGTAATCAACTGGTCCAATTGGAAAGGGTCCCGCAATTGCACCAATGTTATCTAAAACATTATCAGCTCTCCCTACAGTTAAATCAACCTCTCTGACTAGTACACCAGGAGATAATTGAGGAGTCGCCATGTTTTTCTCCGTTAAATCTCAGTTTATCTAAAAAATATTTATTAAAAAATCACTTTTCACGGGGGAAATGTGACGTGAACAATTTACCAGTCAGGATACTCCCATTTGCCAAAAATATTACTTTTCATTCTACCGACAGTTATACGTTTTATAGTACAATCTTTGCATTCATATGAATATGAGGAAGAAACTGGACCTCTGTCTTTACGAGTTTGATAAAATCCATCTATTAAGTTTTTCATTTCCCCACAAACCCTACACTGTCTATCTACCAAAAGCAAATGACCCAATCTTATTTGTTTATCAAGTTCCATTAGGATAGATACTCCCACATATATGATCTATCTCCATATTCATCAACAAACCATCTATCTCCATCAACATCAACAAAACTTGAATCATCAAGACCATCTGAAATAAACCCGAATGGAGACATATCTTGTTCAATTTGATTTTTTTGTTCCTCATATAATCTTTTTCTAACATCCTGATCTGTAAGTTCTTTAAAGTAATCTTGAGCAACTAACCAAGCATAAATTACGAGACACATAGCAAGATCATCATTGCAACCCTCCTCTGCTTCAAAAGAATTATGTTTTTGAATAAAAGTAGTTAATTCTGAAATAATTTCATAGTCGTTGAGATATAGTTTATTCTCTTCAATCATTGTTTTGAGATTTAAACATCCAACCTTTTTAACAGTCTTGGACATTTTCACTCCAAGTTGAGTCTTCTTCCCAGAAAATCCTTGACCAACAATTTGACCCGCTCTCCCTCTCATAGAACACATAAGAAGATTATTGTATTCGAGATCATATTGAAGGATTGATGCCACTTGATCTCCAACATCGTTAACTTCACATAGAATATAAGCATCATTATAACTCTTTGCTACATCATGAATAACACTTGGGAATAACATTGGTTTAATTTCATTATTCCTATACTTTGCAACAACTCTATGAGGAAACTGTGTAATATCAACAACTGTAAATGCAGAATAGTCGTTTCCTACACCCCTAGCAACGTCTACAGTGATAAGATAATCGTGTTGTTCTTCTGGGTCTACATATAGATCTAAACCCCCGCTACGGGTCTTAGGATGGTCGTATACTAGGGCTCTGAGTTTACTTGGTGCAATGAGTGTATCAACAGAACCTAAAAATTCACATTCAAACTCAACTTTAAATTGTTGCTCCGATGTATTTGCAATGGTTTGTTTCTTCCATTCCTCATCTCTACCAGGAACCTCGCTCCAATGCACATCAGTAAAAACATATTCGTTTTTACCTTTTTCAGCATCGTGCCACATTCGGTAGAAGTGATTCATACCATGTGGGGTAGAAACTATAATTACTTTCGTTTGTTTACCAGAAGTAATAGTAGGATAAACAGATGCAAAGAAGGAATCTGCGATATGGTTTGGAACGAAAGCGAATTCGTCCAAGAAGAGGATATTGAACGACATGCCTCGGACAGCACTTGCAGATGTAGAAGCAGCCAAAATCTTTGATCCATTTTCCAATTCTAAAGAACCTTTATTCCATGATATAATACCTTGTTGCATCCATTTTGGTAGATTTTCATATGCAGTTTGCAATCTATCCAAAAGTTCTCTTGCGGTTGCTGCCTTGTTTGCAAGAATGCCAATATTTACATTATCATTGAACACTGCATAGTGTAATAAGAATGATACCACGGTCGTAGACTTACCGGTCTGACGTGGCATTTTGCAGATATTAAATCTGTTTTTATGGAAATTATTAATTAACTTTTCTTGGAAATGGTATGGTTTAAATGTCTGCAATCCATGATCAAGAGTTACAATTTTTACATAGTTATTTGCAAAATAAACGGGATCATCTTTACATCTCATAAACTCAAGAATCTGTTCTTGAGTAAATTCAATAGGAGTATTTGCTTTTTTTAATAGCGGGTTGCCAAGATAAACATCACTCATAATAAAAACCCAATATTAGTTACAATTCCAACGACGTAGTGCTTTGTTAATGTTGCTATCTGGATCTCTTGAAGTTTTTGCTGAAGTTAGTTTTGATTTCATACCTTTCATTCTGCGACAAAATGAAGCACGACGTTTTGCTCTTTTGCCGGATGGATTTTTTTCGGTAACAGCAGTCTGTAGTTTTGAACCTGGATTTTCTCTACGATAAGCATTAACGGCTGCCTGACTTAAACCATCAGTTTTGTCTTTACGATTAACTTTTTGCCAATCTTCGTCAACTTCAACTTCTTCACCCATTGGTTTCACATATCTTTTCGATGGACCAGGAGACGCTACAGAACCACCTTGAGGTCCAATTGCTTGAATTAATGGTTGACCTGGAGTAAAATCCGATATTGAATGATGGACCACCCTACCACCGGGATAAACTTTTTGAATCTCGTCAGTTACTTCTTGGCGAGATGGAAGTTTTGTTTGTGGGAAGAACATACGAATCGCATAATATTTTCCTCTCCAGAGAAGAGTGATAGCGATGATATTACCTGTTTGTGCTTGAAGTCTTACTGCTTCTTCTACTTGAGACTTAAATCCTTTGATTGATTCTGGTTTAATGAGATCAATCACTTCTGCAAAGGTGTTTCCATTTAAATCTTCAATTGTTTCCTCTGGAACACAGTTTGGAACTATTTTTTTACCTTTCTTTTTCATTCCAACTTGTTTATACCCAACCCAACACGCTTCCTCCATTTCTCCACTTGCAACATAGTCTGCTGCAGTATCAATGTAATCTGCTGCTTTAGTGATTTTTGACTGAACCCACGCCTCTAGCGATCCTTCACCATTCTCTATTTTTGATTGCAGTCTTCTAACAGCATCTAAAATAGTGCTTAATTCTGAACGAGCCATAGAATATTCGTGATCTCTAACAGAAACTTTATCCCAAGCTTTTTCTCCATATGAACACTCGGATCTAGTTTCTCTTTTAGCACATAGGGGACAATATCTTTCTTCTTCGCGCATTGTTTCTTCAGATTTGGTTCCCCAATTTGCTGCACCAACTTTACGACATTTGACCAATGCTCCAGATGCATATGCGCTTGGCCACACACTGTAACGAGACTTTACTTTATTGTAGCAAGCGTCTTTTTTGCCACTGCTTTTACCTTTTTTATCTTTGACTTCTTGTAGATTCATTTCCTCAGTTTTTACATTAGTTGGTTTTGCCGCGCCAGTTTTTTGTGGTTGATTTGGGTCTTGAATATTTTTTCTTCTTCTTGCTTTTTCTTCTTCATCTTTAGAAAGAGTTCTTTTCATTTTAGAACTTCCGCACTTTGGAGTAGATGTTTGTCCAGGTTGGCGGGCACAAGGTTTACCTGCCCATTTCCCACCAAGTTGAACCCAACCTTTCTTACCATCACTTGATTTTGATTTATTAAACCAGTCGTGAAGACCCTCATCTCCCGAAGAAGTTTCCTCATAAGCCATACCAACTTTAGTATGCTTTATCTCACCCTTTTGTTTTGCAATTAGTTTTTTGGAATATGTTTGTGCCTTTGAAGCACTTGAAACATTTTCATCAGGAATTCCTTTCTTGGGATTATCAAAAACATCAACATCACCATCAGCATCACGATCAACATACTGAACTGTTGAGTGGTGAACTAATTGTTTAAGATCTAAATTGGGATCTAACTGATGTTGTTTCCCTTTTAGATGTGGTGTTTTGTGAGAAAATTTTTGAAATTTCATTCAACTGGTTTTGACTTAGTTTTTTCACCTCTTGCTCTTTTTCTTCTTGCGGCACAATGGGCACGTTGAGAAAATCCTTTCGGAGCAGAACAATCAATACTCTTCTTGTATTTATTCGTCCAATCTTCTTGAAACTGTTTAAACGTTTTCATTTTCTGTTTGTTGCTTTAAGAACTTTGCCAAATCCGCAGTTGATCCAACAAAAAGAGCATTATTGACTGTTGTTGGTCCTTTAGAAACTTTTTCTTCTTCAATATCTTTAAGTTTCTTTTGTAAGTCCATTAACTTATCAGTGGCATCGGCAACATTTTTAATCAATTG